GTGCAATTTAAAATCTCATCTACAGAGCAAAAACCTATGACAAAGGTGAAGGGCATGACCGTCTTCAATACTGAAGACGTTGATACTAAAAAACAACCTATGTTCTTTGGTGCTCCTCTAGGAGTTCAAAGATATGATAATTTTAAGTATCCTCAGTTTGAGAATTTAACTAAATCCCAGTTAGGATATTTTTGGAGACCAGAAGAAGTTTCGTTACAGAAAGACCGTGGAGACTATCAAACATTACGTCCAGAACAAAAGCACATCTATACAAGCAATCTTAAATACCAGATCATGCTTGATAGTGTACAAGGCCGTGCTCCTGGTATGGCTTTCTTACCTTACTGTTCTCTACCTGAGTTAGAGGCATGTATGGAGTGTTGGTCTTTTATGGAAATGATTCATAGTAGATCATATACTTATGTGATTAAGAATGTATATGCAGATCCTTCTGAAGTATTTGATACTATTATCAATGACCCACGTATTCTAGAACGTGCTGCTACGGTTACAGGTTCTTATGATGACTTTATTAATGAAGCACAGGGATGGGGTCAAAGTAACTTATGGAAAGACATGGATAAGTCTTTAAACACATCCTTACCTGTCTTAGAAATGAAGGAGGTAAAACGTAAACTCTATCGGGCAGTAGCAAATGTCAACATCCTTGAAGGTATTCGTTTTTATGTCAGTTTCGCTTGTAGTTTTGCTTTTGGTGAACTTAAGCTTATGGAAGGGTCAGCCAAAATTATATCCCTCATTGCAAGAGATGAGAATCAACACCTCGCAATAACTCAAAACATATTAAACAATTGGAGAAAGGGTGATGATCCAGAGATGGTTCAGATAATGAAAGAGGAAGAAGAGTGGACATATCAAATGTTTGATCACTGTGTAAATGAAGAGAAGAAATGGGCAGATTATTTGTTCAAAGACGGTAGTATGATTGGTCTTAATGATAAGTTATTACAAAAATATGTTGAGTGGGTTGCAAACCGTAGATTGAGATCTATTGGATTGAAACCACAATATGATGTTCCAGCACGTAACAATCCATTACCTTGGACAGAGCATTGGATTAGTTCTAAGGGTCTGCAGGTAGCACCACAAGAGACAGAAGTTGAGTCTTATATTGTGGGGGGAATCAAACAAGATGTTAAAAAGGACACATTTAGTGGTTTCAAACTGTAGTTCTTATATAAAATATAAAAACTACTAATAAAATAATGAACGGTAGACTTAAAAAAATTGATATGACTGCACGTCTTGAAAGCATAAAGAAAGGTTTAGAAGAACATTCTTGGTATCCTGAATGGGATGAAAGACAAAGAGGTGCAGCTCAACGTATTCTAAATAATGCGTTAGATGTCCTTGATGAGTATGCCTATTGACTATGAAAATCCGTGGATCTATAATGGGAAAGCTTTTGGGACTAGCGATATTGGGGAGGCTTTTGGGTTTGTTTATAACATTAGTTGTCCTCATACCAAACGTGAGTATATCGGTAGAAAATATTTTTGGCAATTTAGAACTCCAAAAGGCAAAAAACGTAAAGTAAAATCTGAATCAGATTGGAAGAAGTATTATGGGTCTTGTCCAGAACTTAAAGAAGAAATTTTGCGGTTGGGCAGAGAAAATTTTAGTCGAACTATCCTATCTTTACATGGTAGCAAAGGTAAAACCAACTTTGAAGAAACAAAACAACTCTTTGTTAACGGAGTCCTTACCGAAAAACTTGACGACGGAACCCCAAAGTACTACAATAGCAACATACTCTCAAGGTATTTCAGAAAAGACTATTATGGAATCGAAGACGACTGAAGACGTAGTTGCTCATGCTAGAGAATGGGCTGTGGATAAGATAGCGGAAACCGAACTGGTTGGTGATAAGATGGCAATATATGCAGAGTTTGAAGACTGGATTGAGTTAGAGGATGAAGATGATTTGGAAATAATATCAGTTGATATTTTCAAATAATACTATATAATAGACACAAAAAACAAAACATGAAAATTTTTATTGACACTGCCGACTGTGAAGCAATTTCTAAAACTTCTAATACTGGACTTGTTGATGGTGTAACAACTAATCCAACTCTCATTCGTAAGAGTGGTAGAAATGTTGAAGAAGTTTATCAAGAAATAAAAGATATTGGTATCAAAGATATCAGTATGGAGGTGGTTGGTGATAAATTAAATATGATTTCTGAGGGTAAAAGATTACACAAGAAATTTGGTAAGGTTGCTACAATAAAAGTTCCATGCACACCAGCAGGACTAGGTGCTTGTAGAGTTCTCTCAGAGGAGAAAATAAGAGTAAATGTAACACTTATTTTCTCTGCATCTCAAGCAATACTTTCTGCTAAAGCAGGTGCTACTTATGTTTCACCTTTTGTTGGTAGAGTGGATGATAATTCATTCGGTGGTCTGTGTCTCGTAAGAGAAATTTGTAATATATATGAGAAGCAAGGTTGGGAATCTACTAAGGTCTTAGCTGCTTCATTGAGAAACGTTAGAGATGTAGGTAGAGCATTTGAATATGGTTCACACATTGTTACTATGCCACCAACAGTATTTGATAAAATGTACAAACATGTGCTTACAGATGCTGGACTAGTTCAATTCGATAAAGATTGGGAAGATGTTATTAGTAAAATGTAAAGAGTGTAATATTGAAATACAGGGACATCCAACACAAACAAAATCATGTGGATGTCCCAATATGACAACCGTTATAGGAGATAAAGTAACAGCAGTTGATTTGACTAGAGTTATTATGTTAAATTCAAATATTAACACAACACAAAAAGAAAGTCTTACTGCTCAAGATCTTGAATGGCAAGAGCAAAGACGTAAAAGAAAAATCCGCAAATTAGACTTTGAAGTTCGATGACTTTAACACCAACAAGACCAATGACCGAAGAAAAAATAAAAAGCATCTGCTATACAAAAGAAGAAGTGGATGCAATGGTTGCTGCTGCTGTTGAAGAGGCAAAGGAAATTGATCGTCTTTCAATGGAGAAGCATAACCGTGAAGCAACTATCATTAGTATGATTCTTGGATTCACTGCACTTGCATTATTTCTTGATGGATTGCTTCGTATACTTGGTATCATTCCACCGTTTGCTGGTTTGGATGTGAATATTATAGATCAAGTGTCAGAGAGAGTTGTTAGAATAGTTGAGAATGATTTATCTCCTGCGTTAAGTAAGTTATCAAGACAAGCTTGACTTTTTTAGGATTTCCCATTATAATAATCCTGTACACATATCAGACCAATGACTCTGACATCTAAGTTCAAGAAAGACATAGGCACTCTACGTGCTGCTGCCAACAAAGAATTATTTCTTGATGTGAAAAACCCGAAGTTATACAAGAAAGTTAAAAAATATTACGAACGTGAAGAAAATATAGAATTTACTGGTGAACCCCTAGAGGACTATGATATACTAATGAATGTAATCAAAGAAGACCTCCAATCGGTTGAAGCCTAATGAACATTCTCCTTGAAAGATTCCCTTATCGTTATGTTGAGAACGGTACTTTAGAAAACGGTAAACCAGATTTCCGTATCCAGAAGATGGATTCCTATTCTCCTAGATGGAAGGATATGTATCTCTGTGATAATGGAATGCAACTCACTCAAGCTATGGAAGACTTTGAGTACACCAAATGGTTAGATCCTGCTGGTGTTCCTTGCTACACTAAAGACGAAGCAAGAAGTTATGAGTGATGAATTTAGTATTGATATAAACAAGGCATTAGAGAATGCTAAGTCCACTGACCATATAGGTGAGTGGACACCTGATTATCCTACTGGTATTGAATCAGTTAAAGCAGCAGTTGTGAACTGTATTGACTTAGCAGGTTTAGATAAGAAGTTGATGGGTGACATAGCAGATGGTGAGTATACCTCCTATGATTGTTATGATAGTTCTGGTAGACAATATACTAAACTTGTAATAGAGTATGAGAAACCAAAGGTAAGGTAATGAGATTTAAAGCACTTGTACATGTCAGACTTAGAGGATCTGTATCTGATGCTGCTGGTAATGCAGTGATGAATAATGTTCAAAGAATTGCTCCCAAACTTCAACCACATTTGTTGAGGATTGGTAAAGCAATAGACTTCTGGTTTGATGCAGAGACTGAAGAGATAGCAAGAGAGCAGATGGATCTTCTGTCTGATAGAATGCTTTCTAATACCGTGATAGAAGATTGGGAATATACTTTAGAGGAAACCGAAGAGACTGGTATAGGAAACATATCTAATGATAATGCTGGTACATCTAAACATGCTATCTTTGATTGATAAATAACTGCAGAGTTAGTAAATTAATCATGGCTAAAGGAAAAGCATCTGTATCTTCAAGTGGTGCAGCAATGTCAAAGTATGACGTTGAAGTGGAGAAAAGATTGCAAGCATTAGAAGAAAAAGCTCATGATAATTGTAATCATGGTGAGGTTGATGGAGATATTGCTGACAAGGTAAATAAACTTTGGGCATGGTTCCAAGAATACGCATAAAGCATTGACATAAACTATTTTTTTCTGTATTATAACTAAAGACAATTATTAATTATGAGTCAATATAAAAAGACTGCGCTTGTATTGGGTGCAGGTGGTTTCATTGGAAGTCATATGGTAGAACGCTTAGTATCTGAAGGATATTGGGTAAGAGGAGTGGACATTAAGAATCCAGAATACACTATTACATCGGCTCATGAATTTATTCTTGGTGATCTAAGAAACTGGAACTTTGTTCAAAAGGTAATTAGATTCGATGGGTATGGTGAAAATGATGGTGGTAATTTCTATTCAACAGATACTGGAAAGTATCAGTATCCTTTTGATGAGATCTATCAGTTTGCTGCTGACATGGGTGGTGCAGGATTTGTATTCACTGGTGAGAATGATGCAGACATCATGCATAATTCTGCTACCATAAATCTAAATGTTTTGGAAGCACAGAAGCAATTTAACGAGATATATCCTAAGTATAAAGAACCTGCTAATTATACTAAGATATTCTATTCTGGTTCTGCTTGCATGTATCCAGAACACAATCAAGTAGATAAAGACGATCCTAATTGCCGTGAAGATTCCGCATACCCAGCTGCACCAGATTCCGAATATGGGTGGGAGAAACTTTTTTCAGAGAGATTGTACTTGGCTTACAATCGTAATCATGGTATTCCTGTTAGGGTTGCCCGTTATCACAATATCTTCGGACCAAAAGGAACATGGGATGGTGGAAGAGAGAAAGCACCTGCTGCTATTTGTAGAAAAGTAGCACAACTACCAGATGTTGGTGGTGGAATAGAAGTCTGGGGAGATGGAGAACAAACTAGATCATTCTTGTATATTGATGAATGCCTAGAAGCAACTAGAAGATTGATGGACTCAGACTTCATGGGACCAGTGAACATTGGTTCAGAGGAGATGGTCTCTATTATTGATCTAGTCAAGATCACTTCTAAGGTAGCAGGTAAAGCAGTGTCAAGAAGACATAATCTTCAAGCACCACAGGGTGTTAGAGGACGTAATTCAAACAATGATCTAATCAAAGAAAAACTTGGGTGGAATTACACACAAACTCTCGAAGAGGGAATCCGTAAAACATATACTTGGATTGAGGAGCAAGTAAAACAATGCCAATAAGTATGAACATGTTGGGACATCATGGTAGACTTGCTAACCAGATGTTCCAATATGCAACTTTAAAGTCCATAGCAATGAAGCATGGATATGATTATACACTACCTCCAAGTGAGTTTAATGATCCGTATCACGATCATCAACTCTTGGAGGCTTTTGAGTTGGCATCTCTTTCTAGAGATAACGTGAGAATAAATGAAGTTGGTAAAAGACTTGATGAAGGACATTTTCATTTCAATTCAGGTTTATATAAAAACTGTCCTGACAATGTAGATATCTTTGGTTATTTCCAAACTGAAAAGTATTTTAAAGAATTTGAAAAAGAAGTCAAAGATGATTTTACTTTTAAAGAATCTATATTAACTCCAGCAAAAGAATATAGAGAACAAGTTGGTAGTGAAGAAGTCATATCACTTCATATTCGCAGAGGTGATTATGTCAATCAACCTTGGCATCCTTGTCAAACTCTAGAGTATTATGAGGAGGCTTTATCTCAAATACCATTAGTCTATGATAGTTGCTCAATTCCCGTAATTATATTTTCTGATGATCCTAAATGGGTATTAGAACAAAACTTATTTGAATCAGATAGGTTTTATGTATCTCAAGGTAATAGTAATGTATTTGATATGTGTCTCATGACTCTATGTCAATATCATATTATTGCTAATAGTTCTTTTAGTTGGTGGGGTGCATGGTTGTCTGATAGTAAAAAAGTCATAGCACCAAAGCAATGGTTTGGTCCTCCTTTAAGTGAACAAAATGACACTAAAGATTTATTGCCAGAAGAGTGGATAAAATTATGATTGATCTTAGTAACGTAACCTTTATTATTCCATTACGTATTGAGTCTGGTGATAGAATGAGAAATATCATTCTATCTACATCATTCTTACTTAAAACTTTTGATTGTAAAGTTATCATATTAGAAAATGATGAGGATTCAAACTTTACTCGTTGGGCTTTGCCTCAGATAAGAAAGATTGCTCCCACTGAAAATCTTAATTATCATTTTCAAAGGTCTATGGTTAATGATTTTCATAGAACAAAACTGTTAAATGAAATGATCATGATGACAACCACAGATATAGTGGTTAATTATGATTCCGATATCATACTTCCAATAAGTTCTTACGTAGAGGCAAAAAGATTAATAGACAATAAGGAAGCACATCTAGTTTATCCATATAGATTTGGTGAGAAAGGAGAACGTAAGGTCGTAATAGATCATTCTTGTGTTGATGAGGATGACTTAAATAAACTTTTTGATTTTCCTCTTGTTAGAAAATTTATCTCAGAATTTAAACCTGAAGTTCTTGATGAATCTTACATGTATGCACAAAATGTAAATGGAATTGGGTGGGCAGAGTATGGTATGTGTCAGTTCTTTAATACTCAAGCATATAAAGATGGTTATCTAGAAAATGAAGGATTCATTGCTTATGCACCAGAGGATGTAGAGAGACATTTTCGTTGGAGTATGCTAGGATATGATATAAAAAGAGTTGATAATCATGCGTATCATTTAGAACACATGAGAACTGAAAATTCTTGGTTTAATAATCCGAGGATGCAACAGAACAATGACTTGTGGGATTATTTAAAAAATCTTACTAAACAAGAAATTGAAGAGTATTACAAAAAGCAACCATACTTGAGGAAGTATTCATTATGAAATGGCACTTAGTTACATATGCTGACAGTAATTTTAAAGAGCAGCAAAAATTCCTTAACAAAGTACATAAGAATAACTTTGATGAGTTTCATACTTATGATAGAGAATGGTTAGAGAAGACAGATTTTTATCAAGAGAATAAGAAACTATTGGATGAAGAGAAAGGTGCTGGATGGTGGTTATGGAAACCATATGTTATCTTAGAAACTTTAGAAAAGGTATCAGAGGGAGACATTGTTGTCTATTGTGACTGTGGTGACATGTTCTCACCTGGTTTAAAGGAATATGTTTCTAAAAATGTTGGTGAAGAAGACCTTTCACTTTTACTTCTAGGTGGTCACCCTAACAGACAATACACAAAGAAAGATTGTTTTGTTGGAATGTCTTGTGATGATAGTGATTATTGGGATTCTACTCAATTAGAGGCAGGATTTATGGTATGGAAAGCATCTAAAGACTCCATAGCAGTGGTTGATGATTGGTTAAACTGGTGTCTGCAATCAGAGGTCATGAATGATGAACCTAGTACCTTAGATAAAGATGCAGAAGATTTTAAAGAACATAGGCATGATCAAAGTATACTAACTAACATTGCTATTAGAGAAGGGTTGTCTGTTGGTGGTCCTGAATATAGAAATTTTATTGAATGTGACTATGATTATTGGTATGAAAGAAATGAGAAACAAGGATTTCACATGGGACGTGAGATTGATTCCTTTTTGCTGAGTATTAAAAATGCATAGTATTATTCTTACAGTTCATAATAAAGGTTGGTTGATTGGTGATGTTATCAAACGCATCAGAGAAACCACCGTGGGTGAATATGAACTGATTGTAGTTGTTGATGGGTGCTCTGATAATAGTGAAGAGGTGGTGAAAGAAAGTGTTCAGGGAATGAAGAACTACACCGTATTATTTGCTGATGATGTTTTTGAAACCAAAGCAAATAACTTTGGATTGAAGCAAGCAGTGGGAGATAAGGTCATTATTGTTCAAGATGATATGCTCATCAATGAAGTAGGTTGGAATCTGAGAATGGAAAAACCTTTCTTATCATTTGATGATGTGTTTGCTGTCACTGCTAGAACAGCACATAATTGGGAATGGAATCCATACAATACTCATGGTGGTATGAAGGAGGATTTAGACAATTGTTGGTGTGATATTTGCAATCATACTAATCATGCTGATAGGAGAAACACACCAAGAGATATATTTGCAGTAAGAAATAGTATCAATCGTGGACCTATGATGATAGATCATGAAGATCTAAAAACAATGGGTTATTTTGATGAAGAGTTTGCACCTCAAGATATGGATGATCATGATTTGATGTATCGTATGAATAAAAAATTAGGTAAAGTGTGTGGTTGTTATTGGATTGACTTTGAATCAAGAGATGAATGGGGTGGAACCAGAGTGAAGGGTGAACCTGCTCCTTGGTTATTGAAAGCAAATCATAAAAATATGAAATTGTTCTACAATAGACATAAAGATATAATCCACTACAAGGAACCACTCATAGACAACAGAACTTTAAAATAATGTACCAAGCACTACCAGATTTTTTACACATCAAAGATAGTCCTGTAGCAGGTCAGGGCATATTTGCCAAAGATGATATTCCAGAGGGTGTTGACCTTGGTATGACTCATCTTAACGTATGTGGTATCATATACAGAACACCTTTAGGTGGTTTTGTGAATCATAGTGATGATCCCAATTGTGTGAAGTGGGAGGAAAATCAAAGATATTATATGAAATCTATTAGAACGATTAAAAAAGGTGAAGAGTTGTTTCTTAAGTATTCTTTCTATAGTGTAAAATGAAAAAGAAATTATCTAACGTTGATATCGTATCCATAAATTGTGTAGATCCAACTTCATCTGCTCACGCAATTTATTATTCTAGAAGAAATATAGAATTTGGTAAAAGTATTCTTATTACACATGAAGATATAGATCTTGATGATATTGAACTACATAGATTAGATAAATTGGATTGGAATGGATACAATGATAGAGTATTAAATTTAAAAGAGCATACAAATAATGACTATGTGCTTCTGATACAGGATGATGGGCATGTAGTTAACCCTATGCAATGGACTGATGAATTTTTAAATTATGATTATGTCGGAGCACCTTGGCCTTTTGAAGACAGTTGGGTAGAGAAACAACCAGAAAAACTAAGACCTTATCTTAGAAAGAATTTTCCTAAGAATAGAGTTGGTAATGGTGGATTCTCATTAAGAAGTAAAAAATTCTTAGAGTTTTCTTCTCAATATGATTCGTGTGATGAATGGGGTGAAGATATATTTCTATGTAATATAAAATATGATGAAGCAATTGCATATGGTATAAAGTTTGCACCTTTTGATCTTGCTGTTAAGTTTTCTTATGAAAATCCTTTGATTGAATTAGGAGATCACTGGGATAATTTCAATACAGAATTCTTTGGTGGTAGACATTTTGGATGGCATGGTAAAAATTTTTCAAACACACAAGAGTTAATGGATCTTAAATACTTAACATGAAAATATTAGTAACAGGGACTGCTGGATTATTGGGTGCTAATTATGCAAGACATCTTCTTGCTAATGGACACACTGTTATTGGAATTGATAATCTATCAGGTGGATTCAAAGCATTTGTTCCCAAGGATGATAATCTTAAATTTTACAAAGTAAATTTAGAGAATCGTAAAAAAATATCTGAAATATTTGATAAGGAAGATCCAGATGTTGCCTTTCATTTTGCTGCTTATGCAGCAGAAGGTCTTTCACCTTTCATAAGAAATTTTAATTATCGTAATAATGTAATATGTTCTGCTAATATTATTAATGAATGTATAAACCATAATACTAAGATGGTATTTACATCTAGTATGGCAGTGTATGGAGGACAAAAACCACCATTTACAGAAGATTTAAGACCTCAACCTATAGATCCATATGGTGTTGCAAAGTATGCTGTAGAATGCGATTTAAAGCAGGCTGCAGAGCAGTTTGGTATGAGATATAATATAGTAAGACCACATAATGTTTTGGGTAAATATCAAAATATTTGGGATAGATATAGAAACGTAATTGGAATATTCATTCGTAAGTCTATAAATGGTCAACCTATTCTTGTCTATGGTGATGGTGAGCAGACAAGAGCATTCTCTGATATCAAATATTATATGGAACCATTTGATAAATTGTTAGATGATTTTGATGGTGAAATATTCAATATAGGTGCTGATAAATATTTTACCATTAATGAGGCAGCAGAAACAGTAAAAAGAGTTGCTGAAAGATACGGATATGACACTACCATAGATCATGCTGAAGCAAGACATGAAGTTAAACATGCATACTGTAATCACAATAAAGCAAAAACTCTTTTGAAATTTTCTGATCAAACAGAACTCGAACCATTGATCGATAGTATGTTTGGTTGGGCAGTTAAGCAACCTAATAGGAAGGTAAAAGACATGCCTTACGAAGTAACCAAAGACATTTACGATTATTGGAAATGAAAATTGAAGTATTTTTAAGACAGTGTTATCTGTCTCCTAACGCATCATTACCTAATAGACACAGACCACCTTGGTTTGATAAGGTAAAAATATTTAAGAATCTTAAGAAAACTATTGATCCTAAGTTAGCACATTTGAATATAGTATATGATGAACACTTTGGATCTATCAGTGATACCTTTTTGAAGGATGAGGAGAATGTAGAAATTATTAATTGTGGTAATGAAGCAGGTAGTTTCTTAGCAACTCTTGATATAATAGAGAGTAGGAACTATGATGATGATACTATCATCTATTTTCTAGAGGATGATTACTTACACAAGGAGGGATGGTGCGATGTCTTACTTGAAGCGTTTAGTTTACCCATTCAATACGTATCATTATATGATCATTTGGATAAGTATATTGACAGTGGATATAATGATCTCGTTTCTAAGATCTTTGTAACCAAGACTTGTCACTGGAGAACAACTCCATCTACATGCAATACCTATGCTGGTAGGATGGGTCAGTTTAGACAGGATATGGGTATTCACAGGCATTATAGTGCTGCATCTTCTGATGGAATATCAATGGATCATGCTAAGTTTGTGGATCTTGGTCATCATGGTAGACTATTAGTCACTCCAATGCCTGGTATGGCAACTCATTGTGATCATTTACAATCACCTACAGTGGATTGGGAATCAATAAATGAGTGATGTATTTTTGAAAGCTTTTCATGGTGGGTTGGGAGATAGTTTACAGTTCTCTACCCTCCCAGAGGAGTTTGCTAAACAACAGGGAAGGAAAACATATATCGTTCCTGATGCTCCTTTTAGAAACCCAGAGATCTATGATCTAGTGTGGGGAAAGAACCCTTATGTTCTAGGAATGAAAGAAGGTAAGTGGAATGCTGGTGACATACCAGAGATACCTTATAGTAATATACTTGGTAATACAATATCTAATTGGGAAAAGTTTCATGGATTAGAACCAGTCAACAAGTATCCTAAAATTTACTATGAACCAGAAAAACATAAGGATATAAAGGATGTTTTTATTGTTGACTTTTCATCTATAAGTATTGACTATGATAAGGAACAACTTAATAGAATATTTAATGATGTAAAGAAAGAATTTCCAGATAAGAAATTTTTATCTGTATCTTTTCAAAACACTTTGTCTAATGACAAACATAACATATATGACCTTGGGTTTGATGGATATATAGAAATTGAAAACATCTTTAGGTATTGTGATTTGATTTCATCAGCACATGGTATACTGGCTCTTAGTAGTGGAGCAAGTCATTTGAGTGCTGCTCTCATGAAATATTCACCAAATCTTAAGAGTATTTGTGTTATGCCAAAACCGTGGTATAATAAACATAAAGATCGTGGAATGTTTTTGTTCGACACAGTGGAGTATTTAATTTACTAATATGAAGTTTTTAATCACTGGAATCACTGGATTTGCTGGTCCTAATCTTGCCAATTTCATACACACAACAGGTAATGAAATCTATGGATTGATTCGTAGCACCAATGGAAGAGAGAATGATATTAGAGATATTGTTCCTGACGAAGTATATAAAGATATAAAATTTATATACTCTGATCTTACCAACTACAGAGTATTACAGAACGTATTTAAGGAGCACCAGTTTGATGGTGTGTTTCATTTGGCAGCACAATCACATCCTCCTTCTAGTTTTGTAGATCCATTAGGAACATTCAATGATAACATAATTGGTAGTGCAAACCTTATTCAGGCAATTACAGATCATCAAGAAAATTGCAAGTTGATGTTCTGTTCTACATCTGAAGTCTATGGTAATGTTGGTATTGATGAACGTAAGATTAGATGGGATGATCCTTTAGTTCCTGCTAATCCTTATGGTGCATCTAAGGCAGCAACAGATTTGTACATGCAAGAGAGAATCATCAATGGTAAACTTAATGGATTTATCACTCGTGCATTCTCACACACTGGTCCTAGAAGAGGAAAGAATTTTTCTATTTCATCCGATGCGTTTCAGATTGCTCGTATGATGAGAGGGATGCAAGATAAAGAACTCTTGGTTGGTAACTTGAATAGTGTTAGAGTTGTGATGGATGTTAGAGATACAGTAAGATCATATTACTTAGCAATGGTATCTCCAAAAGTTAATGGTCAGATATTTAATGTTTGTGGTGACACTCCACGCAAGATGCAATTCTTTACTGATAAATTGATAGAATTATCTGGACTTACTGATGTGGTTCAAAAGATACATAAACCATTCTGGAGACCGCATGATATTCATTATCAGCATGGTGATTCTTCTAACTTGGTTGAATTGACTGGGTTCTCTGAACAATATGATATTGATGAAACTCTTAATGACTTATTGAAGTATTGGTATGACAAACTTGGATAAGAACAAAGCAGCATTTAAACTGAAGAATTTTGGACCAGTTTATTGCATCAATCTTGATGGACAACCTGAAAGATGGCAACACTTAGAATCTCAATTAAAGTATTGGGAGGTAGAAAACTACGAACGTATCTCTGCCTATGATGGTAGAGAAGATGATCTGAGTGATATTATTGCTGGTAAGTATCCAGAGATGATGTCTTCTGGTGAGATAGGATGCACCACATCACATCTGAAAGCATTGAAGCATTTTTTAGATACTAGTGATGCTCCTTATGCTGTCATCATGGAAGATGATTGTGATCTTGATATAGTTAAGAATTGGAATTTTACTTGGAATGATTTTATATCAAAGGTTCCTTACTGTTGGGACGTAATACAATTAGCAATCATTTGTACAGGTGATATAGTAGTTCCTATTCATAATAGATTCGTTAATGAATTTTCTACTGCATGTTATATTATCACTAGACATCATGCAGAAAAATTAGTTAGGTATCATTGTAGAGGAGGGTATACTGGTAAGCAGAAGTATAAGTTAGATCAGAATATTAAACCAAGGGCAGTTGCAGACGATTTAATCTATAACTCAGGGTGTACTTATTCTGTTCCTTTACTTCTTTATAGAATAGCATTAGGATCTTCTATTCATCCAGAACATGTCGATGCATTTCATCGCACTAGTCATGATGGCATCAAAGCATTTTGGGAACAACAGGGAGCCAATATATCATTGGATGTAATAACTGATTTTGATCCTTATCGTGGACGGATATCCGAACCAACTCCCCCTCAACAACCTACTTGACAAATCTTAGAAGTTATTAGTATAATAAATACTAATACAAAGGACTCGAAATATCGTAACCCTGTGTAATGTAAAGTATCCCATGTCGGGGATGCTATCATCCGCAGGGTTTTCCCTTGCGAGATAAAATAAAAAAACATGTCAATCAAATCAACAATCGCAGCACTAGCTGCATCACCTTTCCTATTCGCTGGAGCCGCTTTTGCTGGTCCATATGTGAATGTTGAGGCAAACGCATCATATCCTGATGGAGAGTACAATGGTGCTACAACTGATATCCACTTTGGATATGAAGGAACTGCTGGTACAGAAGGTAAGGTTGCTTACTATGTACAAGGTGGTCCTGCATTCACTCACACAGAGAGTACAGACGATACAGAAACAGATCTATCTGGTAAGGTAGGTGCTTCTTTCGCAGTTACTGATGCTACATCACTTTATGGTGAAGTATCTGGTATCACAGCTGAAGATTCTACAGGTGACGATATTGTTAACTGGGGTGGTAAAGCAGGAGTTAAGTTCACATTCTGAAAGAAAACTGTTACTGAACCAGTAACAGAGGACTAAATAAGATTGAGACATCGTTCGTGCGGTCTCTACAATCGGAACTTACAAGAGGGTGCTTGACACCCTCTTTTTTTATGCTATAATATATTTGTTGAGTTG